CGTCATTATACCTTTGATTGGTGTAAAGTTGAATGGGTTGTACATTGTTGGAGTTAATTGTAGAGGTACATACGGTGCGTAGATGTATCCTGTGTCTAACAATGATGTTCCTTTGTGACCGATTAACACTGTGTTTGGTGGGAAGTAAGGGTCACGGTATACTTGGTATCTACCAGATAATGTACCGATTCTCTCAATACCCATGTTGAATTGGTCTTGTTCAGGAGACGCGTTAGATACGTGGAAGTATTCTAAATCGTCAAAGATTGCAGAAATTTCAGAAGAAACAACAATCCAGTTAGCTCCACCTCTCAATGTTGATTTGTGAATTTGTGCTGATAATTGGTTAATAGCCGTAATCAACGTTTGATTCCAATCTTTTTGAGTGTATGAAGTAGCCAAACCTGATACTCTTCTCCATCCGTTGTAATCCCAACGTAAGTTCCAAGCCGCTCCTTTACGTAAATCTCTCAAGATTTCACGGTCAATCTCAGCTGCAACTTGTTCAGACAATAACGCAGTTAACTCAGCTTCCGCATCAATGTTGTGGAATGCTGCAACGTCTTGTGCTAATTCAGGAGACCATTGTGCTCTTAGTTTTCTTTCAGTAACAGATACTGTAACAGAATCTAAATCAAAAGAAACCTCACCAATTCTGTCTTCAAACTCTAAGTTTGCATAACGTTTAAACACTGCAGTAAATGATGTTGCAGTATCCGCAGATGTAATAGTTGTACCTGTGTAACCATCTAAAGTACCTTCACCACAAGTCGCACATACAGGACAAGATAAGTCAACTTCTAAATAGATGTAACCTCTAGCGTCACAAATATTTTTAAATGAACCACCGTTACCTGAAGATGGGAATGTAGTTTGAATTGTATCACCATATTTAACGATACCTGAACCATATTGTTGAGTTACAACTCTAAATAATAATGGTGTCGTTTCAGTTAATCCTGAAAAACATGCTGACGCTGCGTCAATATCTAAACCAGCACCTTTAGTGATAACTAAATCAGATAAGAAAGTTTCTGTATCCATTTCGTTTCCATCAGGACCGATTAATTTTCCAGCACCATCTTCGTTAAATCCTGACATTTTGATGATAATTTTTCTTACAGTTTCACCATCATATTCAGTAGTTGCATCAACTAATGAACTACCTGACCATACTTGTACTAAAGTGTCGGCAGTTACCGCAGTAAATGCACCTTTAGAATAGTCAAATAAACCTGCCGGGTCTAAACCTGGTTCAGAACCTTCGTAAAATAAATCATAAAGATTTTTTTGGTAAGCGTCTGCACCTGAGTAACCTTCGTTTGGTGTTGCAGGACCGTTAGGTGCTCCGTAAGGTCTGTAATGTTCACCATTGTCATAACCTTGGATTTTAGGTACGAAGTAGAACAATTTACCGATAGGTAAGTTCATTGCTTGTACAGAAACGATATCGTTCGCTAACAATTTAGAGAATACACGTCTAACGATAGGGAAAACCACAGTTTCAAACGCTCCGTTTGAACCTTCTGATGTTGCCTCGTTAATTAAGAAAGACGCTTGGTTTTCGTATAATTGTGCTACGTTTTCTTTTAAGTGACCTTTAAGACCGTCTAAGAATCCTAATTTGTCCCATTTGTTAATTGTATCTTCTTTGATAACTTTAAGGTGTTTTAAACCGATGTTACCAACAAGACCTGATTCTAATAATGCTCCCATTTTTAGTTTTTGTTATTTATTTGTTTTTGTTTATTTTATTTTTTAATCTTATCCATCAAATCTTTCATTCTTAAAAATTGTGGATTTTCATATTAATACTTTGATATAAATTTTTAGATTCTTTAATAGTTTCAACACTATCAAATCTTCTTAATATATTTATTTTCTCTTGTTTTGTTGTAGTATGTTCTGTGAATAAACGAGTAGCGTATGCTAAGTTTGAATTAAATACCGCAACTTCATTAAGTTTATTTCTAAAGACATTAAGTGCATTTCTATACTCTTCGTTCTTTTCTCTCAACAATCTTAATTCACCTCTATCTTGTGACTCAGAAATTGCGTTGTTAACTTTAGAGTGTGCTCTTGGTTTTGGTAAACCACCTTTTCTGAAATTAGAACCATTACCTAATGTTCTTGCTGCTTCACTAGTTTCACCACCTCTTTTACTTGTTTTTGGTTTAACTTTAAACTCACCGTCTAAATTTTCACCATCTTTATAAGTAAATTTAGCTTTACCAGTACCAACTGATTTAGGACCTTCTTTCATTTTAGTTTTAAATCCTTGACCTTGATTAGGTTTTGAATCATACTTAAATTTAGGTTTACCCATACCTACACCTTTAGGTTTAGTTGATTTCTTAGATTCCATAACAGGATATTCTTCTTCTTCATCATATTCTGAATATGACTCATCACCAAGTCCTGATAAATCTAATGAATCATCTTCACCAATTTCAAGTTCGTAGATAGTTTCACCTTCCATAGGTTCTTCTTCACTATCGTACACGTCTTCGTAGAATTCATTTTCCATTTCATCTAAATTGTAATCAGTATTGTCATCTTCTTCTTGTTCTGAAAATACTCTTTCAATTATAGATTCAATAGTTTCTTCACCATCAGCATCAGTCTCATCTACTTCATCATAATCACTTTCGTAGAATTCTGATTCATACATGTCCATATCTGATTCGTTCCATTCTTCTTCCATATCGGATTCTTGTACTATCATATATTCTTTATTTGTTGAATTATCTTTTAAGCTGATATTTGCACCGTCTTTTTTAACGATAACTTCATCATCAGGACTCAATAATTGAAATACTTTTAAAACTTCCTCATCAGATGGTAAATTACCTTCATTATCAGGTTGTGTTAAATCTATAACATCTTCGTCCCCTTCTTCGTTATCAGTATCCATTGATAACTCGTTGTCTTCCATATCAACATCATCAACTTCAGTATCATCAACTTCAGTATCTGTGTCAACATCGTCAACGGGTTGGTCAATCTCTTCTTCTTGTTCAAATAGAGATTCTTTTACAAGTTCTTTGATTTCTGACTTCATAGTAGATGCCAGTATTCCTTTTGCATTTTGAGCGACTGCCTCTTCCAAATTTTTCATTTGAATCATAGCCTCTTCAACTAAATTTTTTTCTTTTCCCATTTAAGAATGTAGTTTTTTAATAATAAATATTACTAAAATTTAAAAAATCTTAATTGATAACTTGATTATGTTATTTTTTTTTATTATTTGGTTTTTTTGGGCATAAAAAAAGGAGGGTGTTTATCCCTCCTTTGGTAATTATTGAATTCAAAGATTTTATTCTATCACCTCATCAATTTTGCTTTCAACAATTCCTGTTATCCTCCAATCCATTGTATAGTTCTCGTATACCTTAGTAACTTTAGCCTCAACATCGGTAGGACTATAACCTAAAACTAATTTTTCTTCTCTTACTTTTTTTACTTTACCTGATTCAGTATCTAACAAATCAGATGTGATTTTTGCCACAAAATATTTTTCTCCTTGTTCCATATTATATTATTTTCCCAAATAATCGGACAATCTTTTCATTAAGTCAAGGGATTTATTACCCGATTCACCAACATGTCTGTCAACCGACATTCTTTTTTCTTCCTCAAGGTTTTCCTCATACATATGTTTATCATCTTTATTTAAGAATAAATAAGCACCTGGTGTTGACGGTGAAGATACTAAGTCAAAACAAATTAACTCAAAGTCATCTTGTACTTCGTTTTGTTCACCAACTTTTTTAAGTGAACCAACACCTCTTGATGATATACCTAACGTAACACCTTGTCTTAAATAATTTGCAGCCATATCTCCTTTAGTTGATACAATACCTCTTTCGTGGAAACCTGGACTAGTTAACAATTTAAGTTTACCCATTAAAGTATTACCTTCCCACCATACTTCAGTAATAAGGTGTGATACTCTATCTAAATCAATCAATGATGATTCGGGGTGATTTAATTCAGAAAGTGATGTTCCTTTCTCAATCATTTTTTTGTAGTTGTCCGCTTCACGTTTTAAAATACGTTCAGGATATACACGACCATTTCTGTTGGGTGTATTATATTTTTGTAGAACTGCATAAAATTCAAACGGTTTAGAGTGGTCTAAGAAATTATTAGACTCTAAAATATATGAATTGTGTCCTGTTTTTGGTGAAATGAAACCTGCATCGTACTCAATTAAAATACCTTTGCCGGTCTCATTTGGATTTAAAATTCGTAAACTCATCGTAATGTTTTAATAATAAATATTAAACATATTCAAATAATGACGTTTCTTTTTTTGTTTTAGATAGATAAAAATTAAAATAAGTATTTGATTTGAAGTTATCAAAGAAAATTTGCGATGTAATCTCTTTAAGAATGTCCTTGAGTTTTTTATCTTTAAAATCAATTGTTTCATCAGTTAGATAAAAATTAATTTCAAGATTCATAAATGATTTTTTGTTTAATGATAATCCGCTAGACCTTAAATCTAAATCAACAATAAACTTATCATCAAATATTTTACGATTAATTTTGTCGTAGACAGAATGTTTTATGGCTCTACTTAGGTTTAAAACAACTCTTGACCAATTTTCAGAATCTTGTATGGGTTCAACCCAAGTTTGGATGTTTAGATAAACAGATTTTAAATTAACCGAATCCACTGTTCCGTATAATACTTTTGCGGTTTTAAAACCTTGTATTTTACACGTTTTCCCTTTTTTCATTATTTTTCATACGATATAATGTTTATTTTTCATAATAGTAAGTATATTTACAATAAGAGTCAAAATTGTAAATAAATACGTTTCAAATTAAAAATTATGATAATAGTTAAGGTTGATAAAGAAAAAAATATTGAAAAAGCATTAAAACAATATAAAAGTAAGATTATTAAGACAAGACAAATGTCCAAGTTAAATGACGGAAAGGTATATATCAAACCTTCTGTAAAAAAAAGAAACGTACTTAACAATGCTAAGTACGTTCAAAAAAATTATAAAAATATAGATTAATTATAAGTTTTCGTTTAAACTTTTTAGTTTGTAATAATTTAACTTATCGTATTTTTCAGTTTCTAATTTAGTGATAGTTTCATTAATTCTTTGACCCACTTCATAATCAGTATTCTCACGACGAATACCTGTTAATTTCTTAATAACAGATTCTTTAATAGTTGAATATTTTGGTTCTAACTCACTATCATCAACTGATAGTAAAGTTTTCAACTCCTTACGGTCAGATTCGGATAAAGTTTCAACATAATCAGTTAAACTTTTATTAGCCATATTAACAATTGTAGTCAATGGTAAATTAACGGATTCTTTAACAACTTCAGGTTGTTTTTTTAATGATTCTGATAATGTTTTTTTACTTCTTATTTTATGTTCTAATGTTAATACGTTATCTGAAAATAAAGTATCAACAACTTCATATTGATTTTCAGTTTTAGTATTTTTAACCCACTCTAACAAATTTTTTAAATCAGTTGGTTTTATTTTATTTACAGTATTTTCATAAATAACGATAGACTCATTAATGTAGTCATTAACAATAGATTCATTTAATCCTTTATTAGATGTTAATTCATCATATAAATAAAACAATTTATTAATGTTTTTATTATTTAAAACATATTTTTTAAAATTAGACATTTCAGTTTTAAACGTCCCATTTTTATATGACTCAATTAATATTGAGTCTATTTTAGATTTAATAATACCAAATTTCATTTTTCTTTTTTATTAATAAATATCAATCTTTTAGAAGTTTGCTTAAACTACGTTCAATATCACCTAAAGAATTTTTACCTTTAGATAAATCAATGTATGTTTCCTCATTTAATAAATCTTCATTTTCTATTAAGATTCTTAAATTATCTCTTTTAACGGATTCAGGAGTCACACCTGCCTCACCACCAGGTTCAGGTCCTGTTGGTGGTGGAGGGGCCATTCCTCCTCCCATGTCACCTCCCATGTCACCTCCCATATCACCTCCCGGAGGTGGTGGTGGTGTCGCTCCCGCTGCGGCGGTTTGAGTTCCACCTGATTTACTACTATATAATTTGTCAATATTATCAAACATACCTGTATGTGTGATAATTGTTGCGGTATTTGTTAATTCAGCACCAACGGCTTTTTCAATACGTTGTTGTTGTAAATCAAGTTTAATATCTTCATCTGAAAATCCTAAGATATGTTTTTTCGCCCAACTTATTGATGTTGGTGCGATACCCTCAATTGCGGTAACTGCATCTTTATATAGTAACATTTTTTCTTTCCAAACATCAATTTTTAATAAATCAGCCTGACTTGAAGGGTTAGTTAATGTTAAAGTAAAATTGGATAACTCATCTTCAAATCCTAATAAGAATAAATGAATAATAGCAATCTTATTTAATTCACCAATAATACTTTTTTGTATTTTATTAATTGTTCTTGCAAAACGAATATCCATTAATGATAAATCTTTACCACCACCTACAGGTTCTTCAAACCCTAAGAATGCTTTAGGAACACGTAACGCAGTCAATAGTTTCTTTTGGATATATTCAATATCGGCAATTTCACCTAAGTTTGCGGCTCCTGCCAAAGTATCAATTGGATTTGGTGCTGCCGGGTCACGAACAGGGATAAAGTAATCTTGGTCAACCGCCATTTGGTTAAACCTCATATCTACGTTACCTGTTTTAGAATCTACTACTTGGTCACGTTTGAATTTGTTCGCAACACGTTGTACGTATGGCTCAACATCTTTGTCATCCATATTACCTACGAAAATTTTAAATACTCTACGTTCAGGTGCTCTTGACGTTCTATAAATTAACATCGCATCTTCAGCCAACATTAACTGTTTCCAAATACGTCTTGCTTTTTCTAACATAGAAGTACCATACGGTAATTTTCTATCATCACCTAATAGACGAAAATGTGCGACTTCCCATGAATTGAATTCCATATCTTTAGCCTTCCATTTAAATCTAAGACCTTTGTTTTCCGCAGGTTCTGAGATATTTTGTTCTCTGGCTGGCATCCCACGTTCAAAACGTTCAATTTCAATATTCGGTAATTGCATACAACCAACAATACCTTTTTCAGCGTCCAATTTTAAATAAACAAAATTATCACCATACTTACAAGTATTTCTAATCCACATAGGTAAGTTAATGTTGATATCTAACGCATTATTAAATAAATCGGTTAATACTGATTTAATACGTTTTGATTCTGAGTATATTTGTAACATGTGACCATCTTCATCAACTGTTGTTGACTCTTCAGAGTATATGTCTAAGGCTGCCGAAATTTCAGGTGTAAACTCCATTGACTCATAATCATAGAATGATGCCAAACGTGTTGGTTCATAATAAACCGCTTGAGTATATAAATTATTTTCAATCTTTGTCCATTGTGTAGATAGAAAATAACTTTGTTGTGCTTGTAATTTTTCCTGTTCGTATTCTTGTTTTGATGTAGTTTTTAATAATTCTTTCTTATCAAAATTATACGTTGGGTAATCCTGATTTAACAATGAATTTGGTCCAAATGTTTGGGATAATCGTTGCCAAACCGTTAGGTTATTATTATTGTTATTATTGTTATTATTTTGTTCCATAAAAAAAATTTAATTGATTTTATCAATAATTAAAGCTTACAATAAATACTAACGAACTCCAAATAACCACCCATACTTATTGTAGTCTTCTCTTGAAACTTGTTGACTATTAAATTGATTCATTCTTTCTTGATAATATGGAATAACCGGGTCAAAATTTATTATTTCTTTTGGTGATTCATTATTATTAACTGACCAAGATTCCATCATAGCCTTGGCTTGTTCTGTTACTTTAGTTAATTTTGAAAATGATGTTTCACCAACATAAGTCGCCATAGCAATTGACATAAGTAAGTCATCATGTCTTCCTTTTTGGTGGTCAGGTCTTCCGTTTATATAAACAAAAGAATCCATTTCATTGTATAAACGATGACTATAAATTTTGAACTCGTGTCTCATTGCCTCTTCATATGACGCAATAATTTGAACACGTTTATTGTTAAAATTTATTCCGGGAATTTTTTCAGCAGATTTTGGGTTGTATTTCCAAGTATTACCTAAATCTTCACCATCAACATATAAATCACGGTAACCTAGTTCTTGTAATTTACGAGACGTTGCAACACCCATCCCCCCTGTGATATCCACAACGATAAATGCTGAATACATATTAGCCCATTTATAACAAACTTCCGCCATTGTATCAGGTGGTAATTTACCGACAAATTCCGCTACTTGTTCTCTCGTATCAAAATCAACAACTTGAAATGAACTAAAGTCTTCACTGTCACCTCTACTAACGTCAACCCCCATTATATATTTGTGACCAACAACAGGTTCTTTCCATATCCATAATTGGTTACCTAACATTTTATTTTGAGGTTCTTTAAGATAATTTTCTTTTATCTTAGACATTAATTTAGAATCAAATACATTATCCCCTGAACCAAGGAAATTACACTCTAACTCTTGAGAAACTTTACGTTTATCGTATTTAAGTTTCTTAACCATTTTTTCAAACCAATCTGAACAAGGTTTGTAACCATTACTAATTAATTCTTTGGCTATGTCAAAATTTCTATCTTCAAATTCTATCTCAGACCAACTAACTATTTTTTCAGGTCCGTATTCTTCTTTGTTTAATAGATAATGAATTGCATCATCGGTTTTAACAAAATATAAGTC